CAGCCTTACAGAAAATCGTTCTCACGCGCGCATTTCTCATAGACGTCCTCAATGATCTTGATGCTCACGCGCGCCTTTTCGTTCTGGAAGTTCGGATGCTCGTCACAATATTTCACATAGTTGCTGATGTCCTCCAGAATGTTGTCAAAGTGCTCGTGCGAGTGCCGATCACCGCGACGGATCTCGTCAGCAAAGCGCAGGATGCGCCGTCGTGCGTCAAGCGCCCTGTCGAGATCGCGCTGCGCGTTCTGCTGCGCGTTCTGCTCCTTGATCTCGCCAATATCCTTCTTCACGCCGTCAAGCTCCGTGATAACGTCGCCGTTGATGAGCTTGCCAACCTTTTTCCCAAGCCAAGACCACGGACTGAACTTGACCTTGGACACCTCAATGCCGATCGAACCGAGAAACGCGGTCAGAGCGATAATGCCGCCCAAATGCGCAGTCGCCCATGCACAGATATTCTCAATCATGCCGCACCATCCGTTTCTTCGCCGCCCAATGCAGGAACAGCGGACGTCTGCGCATTTACGATCTTGCTCATCTCGCACATGTCGTCAATGAGCTTGCCGATTGCATCAAGATCCACCTCGTAGTTGATGGACTCGGCCGCAGCCTTTACCATCGCCAAAACCCATTCCTTGCGATCTGCGCCACTCGCGAGCTTCTGCTCCGCCTCTGCCATCAGGTTGATGACAAGATCCATCATGCGCGACCAGTTCTTCTCCTTCGTCGCCTTCTTGACGTACTTGACCAGCTCATAAATGAGCGTGATCACGGCGGTCAAACTTGCGGCGATCGACGCGATCAGACTCAGAACCAGCTTGACTTCCTCCATGTTCATCCCTCTCTTTCCTTCGGGCAACAGCATCCGGTAGAATACCGCACCCTTATTCAAATGCTCTCTTTGCTGTTATCGTCGTCCAATATCTGCGAATCCTCGACGACCGGCATGAAGTTGCGCGCTTGCGCAGCAGCGAACGTGATGCCAGCGCCGTCCGCGCCGCGATGATCGGACTTCGCGAGGTTCATGTAGAACGAACAGGCCGTGCCGTACGCGCTGTACGGAAGACCAACAAGCGCCGCGATCCACGGAAACGCGGCGTCGAAGCGCAGAATCGCGCACAAAAAAGCCAGCAAAAAGCCGCCTACCGTGACGATCCACAGCAGCGGCACCATATCGTCAATGCACTTTTTGGAAAATTCCAGCGCTTTCTTTTGGACGCTTGTGCTTCTCTTTGCCATATCGCCCACCTGCCGATCAGCCCAGATTGAGCTTCTTGCCATCCATCATGGCGCGCTTCGCCATAATTGCCGCCTGATAGCGCGGGATGAGCTGCATCGGGCGCGTGCCGTCCGTAATGCCGAGCCTTTTTGCCTCCTCCATCTCCGCCTCAGCCCATTTCGGAAGATCCTGCGTGGCAAAATACTCCTGCGCGCCGTTCACGATCTCCGCCTTTTCCTCCGGCGTCAGACTTGCCAAAAATTCCTTCTTCGTCATATCCAACTCATCTCCTTTGTTGTGAGATTTCGCGTCGATCACCCAAAAATACTTAGCCTCCGAGAAAAACGTGTCGGGATCGCCATTGGTGCGCCGGTCGGACGTGCTTGCCGGATCGTTGATCCGGATCTTGTTGTCCGCCCACCACACCACAATGAAGTGACCGCCGCCAGTCCACGTCCCCCGAATGAAAGGATCAACGGATTTCGGTTTCATCAACGCGATGATGTAGTTGCCTTCTTCGAGCTTACGAATGACTTTCTCACGCACGGGGCTGTTGCGGTTCATGCAAACCTCGTTTGTGAGCCGTTCGCATTTAAGCCCATACTGCTTGAACTGCTCTACGAAGTAATCGCGCGGCTGATAACTCGTACCCTGCTCCGCTACGACGTAGTTGTTCGCGCACGCCCATTCCATCGTCTCAGTCGGAAACACATCGCGCCCGATCAGTGTGGCGATCAGCATGGCGGCGCTGGTTTCGCCGCAGCCGCCTCCGCCGATGCTCATAGTGCCGCCGATGCAGGGATAGCGCTTACCGCTCCATCTTCCATCGGTCTGCATATAGTAAACGGGCTTTTTGTTCATAGTCTCGCCTCCTCCCCGTTTTTGGAACGCGCGAGGCGCGGGATTTCTCCCGCGCCAGTCGCTTATCCTTAATCGAGCAGTCTGGAAAACCGCTCGTTGACCTCGGCGCGTTCGTCCTCCAGAACAGTTGCGCCAAGCTGTTCGAGAGCCTTTGCCTGTTCCTTGATGATGCGGTTCTGCATCTCGCAGATCTTGCTCAGCTCTTCGATAATTTGCAGATTGCTCATGCGTTACGCCTCATACGGCTCACCGACGATCTCCTCGTAGCGCTCGGCGGTCATGCCGTTCTTGCCAGTCTCAACGTCACCGCGCAGAACGGTCTTGACGTCGGCCTTGCGGCTCTGCGGAACGTCGTCCCAAGTGAAATTGCCCGCCTCAAGACGGTTCGCCCAAATGCGTGCCATAGCAGAAATAGCCATAATCATACCCTCTCTTTCTTTTTAACCCATATCCATTTCGCACAGAGCGGCCTCGATCTCAGCCTTCCATGCCTCATTTGCCTCGTCGGATTCACACACGGCGGCTTCCAGTTCCGCGATGCTCTCGCCGTGCTCGCCGATAGTCTTGCCGGCGTCGTACTCGTTGAGTGTCACTTCGTCAAGATCCTCCATGTCGCGGCTCTTGCCGAGAGAGAACACACCAAGAGAAATGGCGATACCCGTGGCGTGCTCCTTCGTGGTGAGTCCCATATCCCCGTTGACAAGGCGCTTGATCCACGAGGGCTTGTCAACAAGAGCGATGGTCTCGCCATTCTTCTTCACTTCGTACATACTGTCTCCCATCCTTTCCTGTTCGGATAGAACCCGAACAAAGTTTTGAAATACTGGTTGGTCTGTTCCATGATCCGGAAGCTGTCCCCACGCTTCATGTGTCCGAGATAGCTGTTATACGCGCATCTGAGATCGTCATACGTCATCAGCCCGTCAGCGATCCGGCCTTTGAACTTCCGCAGCTTGCGCCGCATGATGATCGTCGCCCTGCGGCGCATCCTGATGTAGACGCGCCCGTTCTCGTCAAGCGTGAACTTCGTCTTGAGAAAGAAAACGCCCCGCCGAAGCGGGACGATCTTCGTTTTCTTGTGATTCAATTCAATCTTGGATTCTGCTGCCTTTTCCGTAAGCATCCGATAGCAATATTCCAGATACTCGCGGCTTTCGTGGATCAAATGCCCGTCGTCCATATACCTGCCATATCCGCGTATGCCAAGCTGCTCCTTACAGAAGTGGTCAAGCGCGCTCGGTAGCAAAAGCGCGTTCGTCTGCGACACCTGACTGCCAAGCCCCAGCCCGCAATCATGGAAATCGCTGATAAATCCATCGGATAATCTGCGAACGTCATCGTAGTAGAGCCGCCTCTTGGACTCAGCGAAAAGCGGCTCGTGCGCGGCGAGGTTGAAGTAGTCGTGGAAATCGTAGAACAGTACCCATCCGTCACGCCCGTGCTTGCGGTAATACTCCTTCAGATGCCGCTCAAAGCGCCGCAGCGCGAAGTCCATACCTCGATTTTGGAGGCTCGCGGTATTGTCATAGATGAACGCGCCGGAAAACGACGGAACGATGCAGTAGTCGCAAAGGCACTTCTGCACGACGCGCTCCGTAATGTGGACGCTTCGGATATGCCGCAGCTTCCCTCGCTCCACCAGATCGAAGCAGTAGAATTTCCCGTGGCGGAACGTGCCGTCCAGGATCGCTTGTCTGGAACGCGCCGAGTTGACGATCAGGTTGCTCAGATACTTTTGCGTAGATGCCTTCCATCGGACGTTTTTCGCCGATTTCTTGCCGGACAGATAAAGATGACGGAACGAGAACACTTCGTCCATCGTTCCGCACGCTTTGCTCCGCGCGAAGCGTTGCTCATCCCGTTTAGCCTTACGCCTGCGGTAACGCGCTTCGCGTCTTTCTTCACTTGTCATGTATTCGATCTCCCTTTTCTGGGTTCTTTTGCCTCCCGTACAGCTGGAAAAATGTGCGCGCGATAGCTGCGTAGCCTCAGTGACCATGAAACGGATATACGCACTTACCTCCGCCATGCAAGCACACCACGCATTTTTACCGCGTGGCGTGCCGAGCGCGCGTTCCTTACGCGATCGGCAGCGTCCGGTCAGAGGCATCGAGAGGCATGTTTAGCCTTGCGGCAAGGATCAAGCTCTCCTTCCATAAAAGTGCTCATTCGCCGTATTCGGTTACTTTTCTTGACTGTTTGCTTATGGAATCAGGGCGCGACGCCATTGGCGTTACTCGCGTTGTTATTGTTGGTGTTGCCGTTGCTGTTGACATTGCAGAAATTCGAGTTGCTGCCGTTCCAGTTATTCGGGGAACGCTCCCACCAGTAGTTCGCGGAACCACGGGCAGGCTGTCAGACCACATCGTAACGATTCAGAGCTTGTCCTGAATGGTATCAATCGGGCAGATTTGCGTAGCGCGCTCTGTCTGCCTGTTTGACCTTTGCGATCAGCTTCGCTTCCTCGGCGATATACTTGCCGAACTGTTCCATCGCGTGATCTACCCACGGGAACTTTTCGGGATTCTGCAAGATCGCGTCGTAGAGAAGCTGCAGCTTTGGATCAAGATTTTGGAGGGCGCAGTTCGCGGCGATCAGGTGGTCGCGGCGCATCTGAGCCTCGTGCTTGTTCAGCGGAATGATATTGTTCGCGGCGCGAACCTCGTCATGCACCGTTGAAGCAAGCGCGAAAATCTTCTCCGTCAGATAGGGCGCATAGCGTTTCGGCGCTTTGATGCAAACCGAAAGCGCAAACGCCTCAAGCTCTTTTGCGGTTTGGATAAACTGCATAGAGCTTTCGTTTCTTTTGGACTTGATAACTGACATAGATCTCTCCTACGCCCTCTCCCGCCCCATAGGAGGGGCGGGATGGACTTAGATAATAGATTAAAAATTGAAGCAGGGCGCGACGCCACGGGCGTTACTCGCGTAGTTATAGCTGGTGTTGCCGCCGCTGCTGACAAAGCAGAAACTCGAGCCGCTGCCGTTCCAGTCATACGGGGACCGCTCCCACCAGTAGTACGCGGAACCATTGACCTTCTTCACGCGATTGGCAGCCGTATCATTGGCCTTGTACCACGCATAGCGCGTACCCTCGTTCGTTCCGCCCTTGGCGTAAGTGGCAGATCCGAAGACCTCCACCTCGGCAGGCAGGAAGAGCTTATCCGCCGTCGTGTTGAGCGTCGCCGTGGAAACGTCCTTCGCCGTAGAAACGTTGACCTGCTTGATGGCGTTCTGCGCGCTCGACGGGAAGTAGCCGAGCATCGTACCGCTCATCCACGTCCGAAGGTCGGAGTTGTGCCAGCCGTCTGTACTCGCCATGCTCGCTTTCATCTTCTGCGTGGTGTTGAAGCAGTCCACCATCTGCATGAGGATGCCGGCCTTGCCCGTAGTGGTAGCCGAACCGTATGCGGTCGCGCTCGTCAGAGCGTAGTGGTTGAAGCCCATCACGCGGAATGAGTAGCTCGTACCGGAAAGCGTGTAGCTGATAGTATCGCCGATAGAGATGTGGCGGTTATAAACACTCACCCACACCTCGCTCGTATTGCTGTTGATGGCGGAGTTGTTGGAGATGCCGTTTGCGATCTCGCTGATCTGCGCATCGGTCAAACCGGACAGACCGTTGGTATAAGTAACGCCTGCCTGGGCGGATGTGTACGCCACCGGAAGGAACTGCGCGTTGACCGTCACGGTCTTATCGCTCGGCGTGGTGTAGTTCGTGCAGCCGGTAACGCTGCACGTCACAGTAACCGTTCCGCTTTTGCCATTCTGACTCGTCACCGTCACGGTGTTGCCGCTCTTGGAAACCGTCGCGACGGTCGTGTCGCTGGACTGCACGCTGACCGTACCATCGTGCTCGCCTCCGATCGTAAACGTATCCGTGAGCTTGCTCGCGTTGAGCGTGATCGTGCTCTTGCTCACCGTCAATGTACCAGTCTTCTTCGCGATCGTCACGGTTCCGACACTCACCGCCGCGACGTCGTTGACATTGCTGTCGCCCACAACGCGATAGCTCACGGCGTAATCGCCGGCTGCCGTCTCGGACGGACTGGTAGCCGCCCACGATCCGGAATTGACCTTGTACTGCAGCGTGCCGTAGTTGGTGGAACCGTCCGTGGCGAGAAGCGCGTGCGCGCTGCCGTCGTATGTCGTGTCGCTTGCCTTGGTCGGCGCGGTAACGGTCGGCGTCACTTTACCGATCGTCCAATCCGGCGTCTTGGCGGAGGTCGTGCCGTCAGACCACTTATAGTCGTCCTTCGGCGTAAAGCTCGTGGTGTTGTAGGTGCCGGCGTTCGTCTGCCCGATCTCGGTCTTGGTCATCTTCGTGGCGTCCTCATCCGCCCACATCGGCGTCTGCGAGGTGCCGTCATAGGTCAGCGTCCCGCTCTGGGACGGCACCGTCGCGATGGTGAGTCTGTCAGCCGTGCCGCTCGTGCGGTTCGCGGTGTTGGTGTTGACCGCGCCCTCCGTGCTTGTCGGGAAGAACGTCACATAGTACGTCGTGCCGTTGGTCAGCCCCGTTGCCGTCAGCGGCGTCGAAGCGTAAGCGTTGCGCGTGTTGCTGGTAAAGCTCCACGCCGCGTCGGGGTCGTCCGGATCGGTCGCATAGGAACCGGCCTTGACGACGACCTTCGTGCTGCCCCACGTTGCGAGCGTCACGCCGTCCTGCACGACCGTCGCCGCAGGGTCAGTCCACTCGATCGCGAGCTTGCCGTTGCCGGCCGCGACCGCGCTCATGGAACTCACATTGCCGACCTTGATCGCCTCCGGCATCGCGTTGAACTCGTCGGCGGGATCGTCGGTGTAAGTCCCCGTGGTCGTATACGGGAACAGCTTGTAGTAATAGGTTGTGCCGTCCGTCAGGCCGGAATCGGTAAAATAGGTGTTCTGATAGGCGCTGCGCGTCTTGGAGTCCACCACGACCGTACCATCGCGGCGGCTCACGGGAGCACTGCCCGCCTTGCGGACGAGGATGGTGCCTTTCCACTCGGCAAGCGTCGTGCCGCCGACCACCACGTCTGCTGGGTCAGTCCACTTGACATATACCTTGCCGTGGCTCACCAGCGTCGTGATGCCGGAGCACGGTGCAAGCGTTACGCCGCCTCCGCCGCCGCCAGCGCCGGAAGGGAAATTAGAAGTAATCATATTGCCTGTGCCTCCTTTTTTCTTACGGTTTGGAAAACGAGGTCGATTTTGGAACGCCTCGTTTGGAGCATTTTGGTTTTTCAGGGCTGCGCCGCCGCGCGGCACTTCCGGAAATGTGCCGCCCGTACTGCCGTCAGCCCAGGAGCGTCACGACAAACGGAATGTCCAGATCGGGCATCTCACCGTCCGCCGAGATCGTAAGCTGCCCCGCCGCCTGTCCCGTAACGGCGAGCATTGCTTCCCGCGCGACCTGCCTCTGCTCAAACGTCGCGCTCTGGCTGACGTTGATGTCGCCAGCCTGACCGACCTTGAGACCTGTAACGGAGACAGTCTGCGTAAACGGAGCATCCACGCCGCTCCAAGCGTTCGCGCGCAGAACGCCCGTGACCTGCGTGCTGGAATCCGCCTTTTCGCCGAGCACGCGGTCGATGATCTGCATATTGCTCGTTTCCGCCGTTCCGTTCATTTTTTGCCGCCACGTCAAGAACTTGGTCGTGGCGTCGTCCTCGGTATAAAGCCCGTAGTTTGTGGTTTGACTCATGCTTCACCACCTTCTTCTTTTCAAAAATTATTTCCACCGTGGAGCATCCGCGCCGAAAAGCTCCCGATACAGCGTCGTGATACCCGCACGCTGCTTCCTCGACATCATCTTGGCGTATCGCCCCATCCACGAGCGGAACGCCTGATCGGACTGCTCGCGCGGCATCCGACCATCCCGCACGAGCCTCGCGTGCGCGCGCAGCCGCCGCCTCTCCCGTGTCACGGCTTCGGGACAGATGCGCTTCTGCACACGTCCGCGCTCCTCCAGCCGATAGCGGACTTTGAGGAAGGTGTAGCAGTCGCCCAGCCGCGTGACGTGCGTTTTTCGCTCGTTGACAAAAAGCCCGTCGCGCCTTGCGATCTCAGCGACCATCCCGACCGTATCCTCCAGATACCCGCGCTCGCGATGGATGAGGTACGAATCGTCCATATACCGCCCGTAGCGCCGGAAGCCCCTCACGACCGTAACGAAGTTGTCGATCTCGGTCGGGAAGAACACGCCGATGTTCTGCGACACCTGATCCCCGATGTCCAGCGATTTCGGAAGAAATTTTCCGCCCGTTTTCATATCCTCGGAAACCTCCGCAAGATACCGCACGGAATCGAATTTTTCGTCCAGCGCCGCCGCATACTGCTCGTCCGTCAGATACGAAACGTCCACGCGAAACCCGCGCAAAATCTCCTCCAGAAGCCACATCTCGTCCTCTTCGAGATGTGGAGCGATCTTTTCAAGCACCTTGTCGTGCCGGATGTTGTCGTAATACTTGGAGAAGTCCATAAAACAGACCCATCCGTTGTTGTCACCGTACTCAAGGTAGAAGTTGTGCAGATCGCGTTCAAACGCCTTCCTCGCCGCGTCCACACCCTTGCCTGTCTGCGAGGCGAAGTTGTTGTGGATGATGTACGGCGCGAGCTTCGGCGTGAGCACCGCGTCGCAAAGGGCGTGGCGCACCACGCGGTCGCGCATCCTGCCGCCGTGGACGTGCCGCGTTTTCCCGCGCTCGTTCAAGAGGAAGTCCGAACCCTGCGAGGTCTGATAGGTCTTCTCCGCCAGCTCGTGCCGCAGCCGGTTGATTTCCGAGAGGAAATCCGTCTCGAACCGCTGCGGCTCCTCCTTCCACGGGCTGCTCCGCATCGACGCGCGGAAGGCGTCGTACAGCACGTTCATGTCGCAAATCGTTGACATTTCCTTAACACTCCGCCTCCTGTGGAATATTGCCGTGCTCCCCTCGCGGGGTTAAGACTCGTGCAGGGAGACAGACGCATCCGTTCCCATAAGCCAAACCGGCACGGCGCGGCTCCGCCGTCAGGCGCTTGCATTTACCCCGCGCGGAAAGCGCGGAAGAAGGACATGGCTTCCTTTCGCATCGGGCGTCTTGCCTATCTCACGAGGTCTTATCTGACGCCATCGAAATCCGGACGCACGCCATTAGCGTTGGAAGCGCCGTTGTAGTTCGCATTGCCGTTGCTGTTGACATTAGCGAAATTCGCCGCAGAAACAACGTCGCGCAACCACCAGTTCGAGCGGTCATTCAAGCCATGCCCTATGAAGCGGCTTATTTCAGCCGTTTTCACCGTTTTTCTGTGTGTTCTTCCTGCCCTTCGGCTTCAAAAGCCGGTTGTCCGCCGTCCGCACGCCCTTGTAGAGCGCCACCTGCGCGTCGATCATATCCGCGAATCTCGCATATCGGTTCAGGTCGACGGGCAGCGTGCGGATAATGTAGTGGATCTCCTGCTTGAGCACATAGCATTGCGCGATTGCGGCGTCGATGTGCTTCCGCCGCTCGCGGAACTCGTCCTCCTTGGCGGGCGTCTCGGACGGATAGATCGAATTGCCAAACGTAAACTCGGATTCGATATTGCGAAGAATGGCGAGCACCGCGTCCTTCTCCTTGTCGATGAACCATCGGGTCATCGCGCGGCTTTTCTGCTCCCAGCGCTCGGTCAGCTCATCCACGTTGTCGTTCGCCGCGTGCATGGAGCGATACCGCTCGATCTTCTTCGCGTACTTCTCCTCGGAAAACCCGAAGTTGTAGAACATCAGCTCCGTCACGCTGTCGCGCAGCTTGTAAAAGTGGTGCTGCGCCTCAAATCTGGATTCCTTCCTCCGGCTCAATGGCACGTTTGACACAGCCTCGCCTCCCTTCTGCGGCAATCCCCGCCCATCTGGTGTTGTGCGCTGCGGCAGTCCCAGCTATTCGGATGCTGGGACTCAGCCATGTTTCGCGGTTGCCCCGTCAGGGGCGAGCGAAACGGCGATAAAAACAAGTAATCGACCCCGCCCACAAGGGGCGGGGATTGGAGATTACTTGATAGCGAAAGCCGGACGCACGCCAAGAGCGCCGGAAGCGCCGCGGCAGCCCGCATAGCCGCGGCCGTCGACAAAAGCGAAACACGCCGCAGAAACAACGTCGCGCAACCACCAGGCCGAGCGGTTGCAGATGCGCGTCGGGTCGAGCCGGAACAGCGCAAACTGCGTCGTGTCGATAGTGTAGATGTACGGAATGGTCGTGCCATTGTTGGCGGGCGTAAAGATATACGAGCCGTAGACGTTGATCTCGTTCATCAGGTCAACGGTCGAATCCACCCACGCGCCTGCGGTCGGGATGCCGTTCGAGACCGTATTCGTGAACAGCTCGCGCTTCGAGAGGATATGCGCCGAACCAAACGCGCTGTTGATGGTGGTCTTGGCGTTTGCGAGGTTTGCCGTATACATCTGCGAGCCGATGTAACCGCCCGTCGTGACGTTGGAGTCGTTCATCTTCGCGGTGTAGAGGTTCGTGTCGGGGACGATGACGACGTGGTGCGTCGAGCAGGCGGTATCGCCCTTGCCGTACCAGTAGTCGAAATCCACAATGCGCCAGTTTACGCCGCCGATCGTCCAGTAGTCGCCGATGTAGAGGTCGTCAAACGTACCCGCACTGATAGCCGCGTACTGCTCCGCCGTAACGGACGAGCCGAGGTACTTACCGCGATAGATGTTCGCGTGCATACGCGCCGCGCCGAGAACAGCCGTGCTCGGCAGAGCTTGGATCGCGTTGTACACCGCGTTCGAGGTGGCCGGCCGCATATTGCCGTCTGTTATGGAATCAACAGGGGTCAAATCGTGCCATTCGCCCCACACACGCGGAGAAACGGTCGCCAATGACCTCATAATAAGGTTTCCGCCAGACCCTTTGAGAATGTATTGCTGTTCATTATTGCCGCCTGCCGCGCCGCGAACATGGAACATGATGCAGTAACCGATGTTATCGGGTACGTTTGCGGGTAAAGAATTGCTCGCCCACGCATAAACGCCGACCGTATTAAGCGCGTCAATATCGTCTGCGGATGTCAGAATAGTTGCCATACCGCTCAATTTCACGGTATCAAGCGCACTCAAAGCACCCTCAACCGTGGACGCACCCGCAATAGCCGTTGCAAGGGCTTTCGTCTGATAGTCGTGCAGGTCAAAGGCGTTTCCCATCAGATTGAACAGATAGGTGTTTGCTCCCGCCTTGATGATACCCACGTTGTCGCCGATGTTGATGGTCTGTCCGGCACCCTGCAAAAACAGCGCGGTTGTCGTGCCGCTGTCGGTCATCTGATACACGTTGCCGACATTCGCTTCGATAAGCAAGGCGGAAGTCAGGCTGGCGCATGCAAGGTCGCCACGCGGCGTGTAGATGCTCGACAGGGCGTTGTTGATGGCAGAATAGACCGCGATACTCTCCACAAGGTCATGGCTGTTCGGTTGAACATGGTCGGTGGAGTTTTTAGCCGCCGCTGTGCCGAGCGTCGGCTTGTTCTGGATGTAGGAATCCGCCGCATCGTCGTCCTCCTCCCAATCCGCCTGCACGTTCTTCTGCGCCTCCGCCTCGATGTCGCCGAGCTTGTTTTTCTCAGCCGTTGTGAAATCCTCGGTGGAAAGCCCCTTGCCGCTGACCTTATCGACCTTGCCGTTGTCCAGCTCATTGATTGCCTCGACCGCGCTGGATTTGTTGGTCGTCGTCAACTGAGAGACGTCGCCAAGGTCGGCGGCACTCGCCCAGCTCCCGCCGCCACCAGCGGCGCTTCCTTGCGGGAAGATGATAACGGCGATTGGAATATCGACGCTCGGCACGTCGCCCATCGCGGTGATGGTAACACTGTCCGTACCCTGAGCGGAAACGCGCAAAGCCGCGTCGCACGCCGCCTCGTATGCCGCCGTCGTAATGTCCTGCGTAAGTCCCGCCGTACCGTTGGTAGCGGAGTCGACGCCGCTAACCGTCACGGTCTGCTCGTTGCCAGTCCAACCGGATGAAAGCAGCGTCGCGAGCACAACGGAGGAATCGCCCACAAGAAGCGTCTGCCAGTCATCGTTCGCGTCAAGATACGAGAGAACGCCGGTCGCAGCGTTGTACTTCAAACCGTGGACGCCGTTCGTGGAAAGAATCGTCTGCTCGATGTGCTCGCTTGCGCTCTCACCATCCGCCCAGAAGTGCCACTCGCCGCCGATATAGCGCCAGAGCTTCGTATCCTCGCGGACAAAATAGAACTTGTCGAGCGGCGAGACGATGGCCTCACGCGCCTCTTCGGTTTCGATTTCCTCGATGTCGCCAAGGAAAAGCCGCGTACCGCCGAAGTCGTAGCAAAGCTGCTTCGTATCGGTCAGAATGAGGAACAAACCGTTGTCGATCGGGACAGTAGTGTAGTTTTTTGCCTTGCTTTTGGTCGCCGTAGCGAAATGCGCAAAAGTATTCGGCATAGTCTTCTACCCCCTTTTCTTTGAATGGTTAAAAAATAGGGGAGCTATGAGATTTCACAGCTCCCCTTTGGATTACGCTCGCGGCGGCTTAGAAGCTGCCGACGAGGATAGCGTCGTAGGCGATGTCAAGGTGCTCCTTGTCCACGCCGCTCATCGCGCCGTTCTTCGCGGCGACCGCCTCGGCGACATAGTAGCCGGTAGCGGGGTCGCCGACGTTGGGCTGCGGGTCGGCAACCGTGCCAACATCGTCGGAGTAGTAGGTCACGCCGGACTGCACATCGCCCGTCGCTGCGACATACTGCGTGGTCGCAGCCGCCGCCATGCCGAGCTTGAGTCCGTCCGTATCAACGGCAAGACCGTTGGCGTGCGCAGAGTCGATCTTGATGGAGATTTCGTCGTTGTCCGTGCCGACGATCTCAATGCCGACGCCGGCCTTGAGCGCGATGCCGAGATCCTTGACGTTCAGATAGATGTGGCTCTCGGTGCTGCCGTCCACGACGTAGTACGCGGAAACGTCGGTCACGCCCTCCTCAAAGCCGGTGGTGTCGACGAGCAGCGTACCGGCCTCGTCCTGATAGTAGATCGTGCCGGCGACGTAGGTGCCGGTCGCCTTGATAAGCGTGCGAGTGTTGACGGTGAAGTCGATGTACTGGTCGCCCTCGGCGAAGCGATCGTCATTCTCGAACTTACCGCCCGCCGCCTTGTCAGCAGCCGTCACGACGTCGAGCTTGGCGTCCTTGAGCAGGAAGTCCTTCGGAATGTCGATGACGCAGTTCTTGGTCGGGTCGGTCGTCGGAACCTGAACGCCGCCCTGGAAGAGCGCGTAGGTCGCGAACGCGCCGCTCGTCGGCGTGGAGAGCTTGCGGATCTGATAGGTCATGCTCTCAGTGGAGGCGATGACGCAAACCCAGTCGCCGGGATCGCCGAGCGTCACGTCGAAGTTGCGCACCCAGCCGGAGTTGTCGGCAAGGTCGAAGTAGACGACGCCCTTCGCGGTCAGCGCGTCACTCGCGGGCAGGTCGCGCGCGGTGCCGAGGTCTGCGGAGGTAAACAGCCGCACAGCCTCCGTATAGAGGTTCATGCCGAAGTACAGCTCGCGGGTATCGGTGCAGAGATAGAAAGAGTCGGCGTTGCGGGAGACGGGCAGGTTC